AAAAGGCAGTTAGGTGCTCCTGTGCTCGAAATTAATGTTGCAGACGAGCAAATAGAAGATATTATAGATGATGCAGTTCAATTCTTTCAAGAAAGGCATTTTGATGGTGTATATCAAAGTTATAGGAAATATGAAATAACACAAGAAGATAAAGATAGGGGAAGAGCAACAGGGGGAGCAGGTATAACCACTACTACAGTAGATACAACAGTTGGAGTTAGTACTCAATTCAATTATACTGAGAATAGTAATTATCTTCCAATACCACCAGAAGTTATAGGAGTTACTAAAATCTTCCATTTTGATGGAAGTAATACTATTACTAACAATATGTTTAGTGTGAAGTATCAGTTATTCTTGAATGACATTTATTATTGGGGTGCTACTGAACTTCTTTCTTATGCAATGGTAAAGACATATCTAGAAGATATTAATTTCTTATTAACCACAGAGAAACAGATTAGATTTAATAAGAGACAGGATAGATTATATTTGGATATAGATTGGGATAGTGTAAGTGTGGGAGATTATTTGGTTATAGATTGCTATACCTTATTAGATCCATCAACTTATCCTAGAGTGTGGAATGATTCATTCTTAAAACCATATGCTACTGCTTTAATTAAAAGGCAGTGGGGACAAAATATGTCCAAATTCCAAGGAGTTAAATTACCTGGTGGAATAGAACTAAATGGTATGGAAATGTATGAACAAGCAGAGAAAGAATTAGAAAGAATTAGAGAGAATATGTCTAATACTTATGAACTTCCTCCTCTTGATATGATAGGCTAATGGCATTAAATCCTTATTTCCTTCAAGGGTCTTCTACAGAGCAGAATCTAGTCCAAAGCTTAATCAATGAACAGATTAAGATGTATGGAGTGGAAGTCTATTATATTCCTAGAAGATATATCACTAAGGCTACTGTAATTCAGGAAGTCATAGAGTCTAAGTTTGAAGAAGCAATTCCATTAGAGGCATATGTAGATACCTTTGATGGGTATGAGGGACAAGGTTCTCTTCTATCAAAATTTGGTGTTCAGGCACTTGATGACTTAACTCTTGTAATATCAAGAGATAGGTTTGAAAATTATGTTACGCCTCTTATTAAGAATATACCAAATATAGAATTAGCAACTAGACCTAAAGAAGGTGACTTAATATACTTTCCATTAGGAGATAGATTATTTGAAATTAAATTTGTAGAACACGAGAAACCATTCTATCAGTTAAAAGAGAGATATGTTTATGAACTTAGATGTGAGCTTTACAGATATGAGGATGAGGTTATTGATACAGGAGTGGGTGATATTGATGATAACCTAGAGAAGGCAGGTTACATTGAAACACTTACTTTAGTGTCTTCAGGAACTACAGCAGTTCTTACTACTGGTATTGTAGATGGTGCATTATCTAGTGTTACTATTAATAATACTGGAAATGAATACACCAGTCTTCCAAGGGTTGCTATTTCATCTGCTCCTTCTGCTGGATTAACTGCTGTAGGTATAGCATCTATGAGGAATGATATAGTAGATTATGATGGTGAGAAATCTTATAGGATACGTAGGATTGATCTTATTAATCCAGGTTATGGATATACTATAGGTCAAGAACCAGAAATCTATACAGTTGGTGGTGGAGGAGCAGGATTTGCTGCTACTGCCACTGTATCTGATGGATCTATTGGAATAGTAACAATTACTTCTGGAGGTACTGGATACTCTACAGTACCATTAATATCCTTTACAGCAGCACCTGAAGGGGG